CATTACATCCCTCCGTATATTTATAAAGAAGTAATCGGGAGGAGTTTAAGATGAAACAAAAATTTAAAAAACTTCCCGAGATAGGCGACACTGTTGTCTGCTCTGACTGTAGTGGTAAAGGTTGGTACGCCATGTCTCCAGCTACTGGTGACGAAAACTACAACGACCATTACCAAACCGATCATAACTGTCACAACTGTAACCGTACTGGAGAGATGGTTGTTGTGGGTTTTAGTAAGTACGGAATCGAAACAGCACCTCCTGAGTCCGATTGGGTGTACGGTGAGGATGGAGATTACAGCTAATGAACGGAGAAATAAAGATGAAACAAAAATTTAAAGATGGTTGGGAAATAATACCTGCTGATTCTAAGGCTGGGTTATTCATGGAAGAAGACTGGGAGGAAAGACTCTCGCCCATAATAGATAAAGAACAGCAAATTATTTACAATATGCTTAAATTATTTATCCCTGAAGAATACGGCTATTACTTTGATGAAATCCACGAGCACGACGAACCTGAAGACATACCTCATGGTGAAGGGGTGTGGCGAACGGTCTATAGTACTCCTCTCGGATTTTATTATAAGGCTGGTGAATACAACATAATAAATACTGCTTCAACCGAAGAATATATTTACTACGCCATTGGTCTACATGGTTGCAGCCTTCAATCTGCCCTTACTGAATATGTTAGGGTGCCTAAAGAACAATACTGGGCTAGGAGTTACACCAACGCATGAACGAACAAGAATATCATAAAAAATACCCCTTTCAAGAGGCTACTAGCGAAGACTACGATAAGGAACTAACAACTCAAATAACCTTTAGGTTTCCTGAAGTGTTAAGGAAGCGCATGATGGGCGAGTATCTGGAGTTTTACTACGACGAAGAAAGTACCTATGTTGAAACTATAGGGGAATGGTCTAATGCGGGTATGTACGTTCTCCGTGGTAAACGGTATTCAGATATGGAACTATATGATTCTGCCGTGGCGTATTTTGAGCTTCAAATTGATCAAGTTTAGTATCAAGCCGTTGGGTTTTATAATATAGGGGTAATAAATAATAAAGGGGAACACTTATGAATAAAGAACTTATAGATACTCGGTTAGTAGCTAAACTCATGAATCAAACCGCTAAAGAATGTGGTATGGTTCGGGTTTATAGTTGTACTGATACTCTTTGGTGGGGTAAGGTATACGAACTAGAAAAACGGGGCGCTATATATCCTGCGTATAACTATAGAAGGTTGGCTAAATGCTATAATTTTCTAGACGATCGTTTTATAGACGAACTCACTAAAAAGGCTAAAGCCGAAGGTTTTGATTTGGCTGATTCCTCACTTAACGCTTATAAACGGAAATCAAAGGTGCGTAATCACTCCTGCCCTAAGTATAAAAAGAAACTTAAACACTATTTTGATAACTGGAAGCAGGATAGTAGAATGCCTGTAGCCCGTATTATACCCAATACTGAAAATGCGGTTTACGTTAGGCTGATCGCCCACTTTAAGAATAAGGTATATTCGGTTAAATCAATAAACCCTGCTTCAAAAATAACTACGGGGATTTGTTATCTGGATATGCCCCGCTTGGCTGAAATGGTTAATTACTATATAGAAAGTGAACACTGGGAAGAGGTCACCGAAGATTGTACTTTTGAATTAACCCGTATACAAACAGGAAAAAAGGTTATATATACCTACGAAGAACTGCTTAAGTTTTTCGCTGATTCTAAGTAAACCTGTTCACGCCCCTTTACTTTTCTTGTAAAAGGGCGTTGTTGTTTTTTAACAACTGATTCTGCACTGTTCATTGGCTGGGGCAATACCCTAAGGAGGATGGAAGCCCCTGTTGTTAGTGGGCTATTTGCGTATTAGTGTTGGAGAGTGGGAGAAATGTTTTTAAAAGTTAAATCAAATCGTGTTTTAGCCAATAGGGCAATAGTGTTTGAAGTAAGTATTTGAATAATAAGAAGAAATGTTATATTGGCTAGAGCTATTGGCTGAATATTGCCTAGATTAGCCAATATAATTGGGTATATTTTGGGTATGTTTTACAAGACGACATGTAAACAGTCTCATGGTTCTGGAACCTCTGTATCCACTGTTGTATACTATAGTTGTTCTGTCTCTTGGAGCTTGGGTCTCCTCTAAGATTCTTCGGCTCCCCGTCCCAAGAGCCAAGAATCTCTTACAAGATCGATAAACAAGAAGAAAAAGAGACAGAAACAGAGATCTTCTTCTTGTTCTTCTTGGTTCAAGGACAAGAACCAAGAGCGATAATCGATAATCATGAAGAACAAGAACATGAACCATTGCTCTTCTTCTTGTTCTTGCTCCTTGTTCTTCTTCTTGCTCACAAGGGCACGGGCACGGGCTTTTCTTCCTGTTTATGTTCTTTATCTTCTTTTAGAAAAGGGCTTTACTTTCTAGTAGTAAAGGGGTATCATATCTTTACTAACTAATAACGGTTAGCAATTAACTTAAAAAGGTGAACTACATGCCACAATTAAGTAAAGCTGAAAAAACCGCAGTTAAGAAGGTCAAGGCTCAAGCTTCTGCTAAAGTAGAAGTTAAGGGTATGGGTGGTTTTCCTGTTACCGCTACTATTAAAGCTACAGGGAAACAACCAAGAGCTGGGCACAACCAAGATTGGGTTGATGCTTTTGATGGTCTCACCATTGGGGATTTCATCGCTATTAAAAATAGTGATAAAATGCTCGGTGGATTTCAACGAGATACATCGGCTCTACGTTACTTCGTCAAGCACGGCTTCGTAACTATAGGGTAATCCCAAGAAGTCCCTCTTACTTAGGTAAGGGGGATTTTCTCTAACCGATAATCCCCAAGAACAAGAACACGAACCAAGATTCTTCTTCTTGTTGTTCAGTATAAGCACAACAAGAAGAACATGAACTCACGCTGGGTATAATCCACTAGGTCTTCCCTTTACTTTTTACTACTATATAGGGGTATTAATAAACTATAAGGTGAAATTATGAACTATGTAATAAATGATAAGGTCAAATTAAAGCCTATATCTAAAGGCGCTTCAAGCACTTGGTGGTATGACGAGGAAACTAATGAACTGTATAAGTGGTTTCCACCAGCTTACCATGCAGGAACGGGGTATATTAACCGCCCCAGCTCTATTAGAAAGGTCACTGAGTTTAATATTGATAGTATGAATATCCCTAACTACGTTTTTAAACGAATGAAGACTAAATACTTAGGTTGGTCTTTATAATCCACTAGGTCTTCCCCCTAGTTTTTACTACTATAGTAGGGTAATAAATTACTATAAGGTGAAATTATGAAATATGTTAATATGTACCGCACCAGCAGGTGCTACGGTGGACCCGAAGAGGGAGGCTGGTGGTATACTCAGGGAGAGTTCATAAAGTGCTACGGCATGTACTCTTCCAACGGGGATGCTAATTTAAAGGTAAAAAGGCTACAAGAGTCCCTTACTTACGAACCCACCTATCACTCTGGGTACGGTGATCACGACGGTGTTGACCCTTCAGGTAACGGCGATGATGCCTACCTCATCCCAGGTGGCGCTTGGGGGAAGGACGAAATATCCTTCTTAGTTGAAGACCATATAGGCGCTAACTTCCCTCGCTACACACCTCGCTACGAGTAATCCCCCGTGGCTCATGGTTCTGGTTTACCTTACAGAACCATGAGCTCTAAACCTCGATAAAGATAAAGATAAACAAAACCAAACCCGAACTCATACTCTTGTTCATGCTCATGTTCTTGTTCATGCTCGCATTCGTGTGTATGTGGCTACCCCTTTACTTATAACTAGTAGTTATATAGTTTTACCTTATAACTAAATATTATATTTAAACCCCTTTACTTACCCGTTAAAAAGCGTACTATTATAGGTACTATTAAATAATTAAGTTTAATAGCGTAAATAAAGGTAAATAAAAATGGTAAATAAAACTAAAGGTACTAACGCTAACCTTACCGCTAATAGCGTAACTATAAACGGTACTAGCTACCCCTTAACCGCTACTATAACCGTAGTTAACGGCGGTACGGTAAACCCTAAAAACGCTTATATATTAAATAGCGTTTATAACGGGGCTACCGTAGCTAATATAGTACGGGCTAAAGCTAACCCTAGCGCTAAAGTTAATAACGCTTTAAGTACTAAAGCGTTAGCTAAAGCTAATATTAGTTTAGGTAGTAGCGCTAGTACCGTTTTAAGTAAAACGGGGTTAGGGTATTTTTTAAAGGGCGGTAAAATAACTATAAGCTAACCTTTAAACCCTAGCGGTAAGCCCCCTAGCTAATAACTAGGGGGCTTATTTTTTATAGGGGCGTAGGGTAGTAAAGGGGTATAAAAGTAAAGGGCTTAAAAGGGCTATAATTAAGCCGTAGGGGTAGCCCCGCCCCCCTTTATAGCATAACCCTGTAGCTATAGCTAAAGGGTAAGATTTGGAGAGGCATTCACCATGGATTTCGAATTTTTGCAAATTTCCTTTACTTCTTGTGCAAAATAAGCAAAAATATTTCTTGCAAAATTTTTAGGAGAAAATTATGGCAATCGGATTAACGAATTGGTTCAAAAAGACTTTTCTCGGTTATGAGGAAAAAACTGTTCGCAACCGCACAAAGAAAGGAAGGTTCGTAGCAGACGATCCTAAGACAAAAGACATAAACGAAGCGTACACTACTAAGACTTATAGAAAAAAGAAGTAATGTGGGCTTCCCATTTGAGATAATAACCATGCTTGGTTCTACTCTGCTGAGTAGTTTATTGAGCATTTGGGCGCAAAGTCGTAAAGCCAAGGCGGAAGAACAAAAACTCTTGATCACAAGAGGCGAGTTTGACATGAAAGCGAGGAAACAGTCGCTGGATCATGGCTTAAAAGACAAGGGTTTCGCTTGGACAAGGCGGATTATAGCCCTAACTGCCATATTTGCCATCGTTTTACTGCCAAAACTAGTCGCAGTCTTCTATCCACAGGTCGATGTAACAGTAGGGTACACGAATTGGATGCCTGGATTCTGGTTTTTTAAAGAAGGAAGGGAAGTTTTTGAGTGGGTGACGTTTCAGGGGCTTGTTATTACGCAATTAGACACGAATTTAGTGTCTGCAATCATTGGAATGTACTTTGGCGGGAGTTTAGTTAAGCGATGACAAAGAAAAACAAGGATAAACTGACTCCTAGACAGGAAAAATTCGCTCAAAGCGTGGCAAAAGGCTTATCCAAGACACAAGCAGCAATCGAAGCAGGATATTCGCCTAAAAATGCGCAAAAAGCGGGTACAGCTCTAGCCAGTGATCAAAATCCTAAGATAAAAAACAGAATCCAAGCGTTGCAAGACCGTGCAGCCGATTTAGTGAGCGTAAATCTAGGAACACACCTCAACGATCTCAAAGATATACGGGATGGAGCAGTTGGAGCAGGAATGTGGTCGGCAGCAGTCGCAGCAGAAGTCGCAAGAGGCAAAGCAGCAGGACTTTATGTAAGAAAAAGCGAATTAACCATCAATAAAGTCGAAATGATGACTAAAGAGGAGATTTTAGTCAGAATGAACGAACTTTACTACGAATCGGGCGGAGTATTGCCCAAAGGCGAGATAATTGACGTCCAAACAGATGAATAAAGACCTCAATAACCTTCCCGAAGATACATTAAAAGAGTATTACGAGCTTACAGAACGGTTCAAAGAGCTTAGTGAAGTAGAACAGTCGCAAAAAGAGTTTTTATCCTTTGTCAAAAGCCAGTGGCCAAACTTTATAGAAGGTCACCATCATAAAATAGTCGCAGACGCTTTTAACCGCATAGCCGACGGCACTTTAAAGCGATTAATCATCAATATGCCTCCAAGACATACAAAAAGTGAGTTTGCGAGTTTTTTACTCCCAGCGTACCTAATTGGGCGCAACCCTGCACTTAAAATCATACAAGCAACGCATACATCCGACCTTGCGGTGCGTTTTGGTCGTAAAGTAAGGGATTTAATACAATCCGACATATATAAACGTATTTTTCCCGATACGATACTAAACCCAGACTCAAAAGCAGCAGGAAAGTGGGAAACCATGGCAGAAAACCAACCGACGATACGAGGGGAGTATTATGCGGTAGGTACAGGCGGTGCGATCGCTGGACGGGGTGCAGACCTCTTTATTATTGACGATCCGCACTCAGAGCAAGACGCAATGTCAAAAGCAGCACTGGATGACGCTTATGAGTGGTATACCTCTGGACCAAGGCAAAGACTTCAGCCTGGAGGAGCGATAGTTATCGTTATGACTCGTTGGTCAGTTAAAGACCTAACAGGGAGATTAATCAAGGATATGTCTCGTAGTTCTCAAAACGATCAGTGGGAAGTCATTGAATTACCAGCTATACTGCCGAGTGGAGACGCAGTTTGGCCAGAGTACTGGAAAGTTGAAGAACTGGAAGCAATCAAAGCAGCATTGGGTAATGGACCGAAATGGTTTGCTCAATACATGCAATCGCCGTCTTCTGAAGAAGGTGCGCTAATTAAACGTGAATGGTGGAAAGAATGGGTAACCGAAAAACCACCCGAGTGCGAATATATTATACAAAGCTACGACACGGCATTTTTAAAGTCAGAAACTGCTGACTACTCCGCAATCACAACGTGGGGCGTATTTTACCCGCACGGACGCATAGGCGAAGATTTTTACCAAGGAGACGTTGCTCATCTCATACTACTGGACTCTGTGAAACAGAGGCTTGAGTTTCCTGAATTAAAGCGCAAAGCACTAGAACTTTATGAGCATTGGGATCCAGACACAGTAATTATTGAGGCGAAAGGAAGCGGAACGCCTTTAACACAAGAATTAAGGAGAATCGGTATTCCTGTTCAAAACTTTACTCCAAGCAAAGGCGCAGATAAGGTTGCTCGAGTAAACGCTTGTACACCATTGTTTGAGTCAGGAATGGTCTGGAAGCCCGACATGCACTGGGCGACAGAAGTTGTAGAAGAGTGTGCAGCTTTCCCTAACGGTGATCACGATGACTTAGTCGACTCAATGACACAAGCAGTTCTGCGTTTCCGCCAAGGTGGATTTGTTCAGTTAGCTTCTGATTATGAAGACTCATTTGACGGATATAGACACAGACAAATGGTTTACTATTAATGATTTTCTATGATAAGGTAATTTTCCATGGCGATTGATAAACAGCTTCCAGTAATGAACGGAGAAGTCCCACCTACTGGAGACCCACTTCCAATAGAGATAGAGCTCGAGCTACCAGACGGTGAAGAGATGATGCAAGAGGAAATGCCTCAAGCACCACAGTTCAACGAAAACTTAGCCGAATACCTAGACGACACAGTACTAAACCCATTAGGGAGCGAACTTGTCGGTATGTACGAAGAAGACAAAGAGTCTCGTCAAGAATGGTACGAAGCGTTTAGTAAAGGCTTAGATTTACTAGGAATTAAAACCGAAGAAAGAACGCAACCTTTTCAAGGAGCAAGTGGCGTAGACCACCCTATACTCGCAGAAGCAGTAACCCAGTTTCAAGCACAAGCGTATAAAGAGCTTTTACCTCCAGGTGGACCAGTACAAGTACAGGTTGTTGGAGCGCACGACCCTGAAATCGTAGGACAGTCTACTCGGGTTAAGGAATTTATGAATTATCAAATCACTCACGTAATGGAAGAATACGATCCAGAGATGGATTCAATGTTGTTTTATTTACCACTTTCTGGTAGCGCTTTTAAGAAAGTTTATTTTGATACGATGTTAGATCGTGCTGTGAGCGAGTTTGTTAAGGCGGAAGACCTAGTAGTCAGCTATTCTACTACTGACTTATCTACTTCGCCACGTGTTACTCATGTTATGAGCATGACTAAAAACGATTTGCTTAAAATGCAATTAAACGGCACGTACAGAGATATCGACTTGATGCAGAACCCTGGAGCAGTGACTCCGAACGATGTTCAAGAAAAAATGGAAGAACTCGAAGGACTTAGTTCTACATACACAGAGAATAATGAGCTCTACACTATATTAGAAATGCACGTTGATTTAAGGCTAACGGAAATAGAAGACCATGGATTTGCTTGTCCGTATATTGTAACGATCTGTGAAGATATGAATGAAATACTCGCTATTCGCCGTAATTGGGAAGAAGGCGATATGCTTTATAAGAAAGTAGACTACTTCGTTCAGTATAAATTTCTTCCAGGACTAGGCTTCTATGGGTTCGGTCTAATTCACATGATCGGTGGTTTAACTAAATCGGTAACAGCTATATTAAGACAACTTATTGATGCTGGTACTTTAGCTAACCTTCCCGCAGGGTTTAAAGCTCGTGGGATGCGAATACAAGGCGAAGACGAACCACTACAGCCTGGAGAGTTTAGAGATGTTGATGTTGCAGGCGCAACGATTAAAGATTCACTTTTACCGCTACCCTATAAAGAGCCGTCAGCTGTTTTGTCACAGTTGTTAGGTATCTTAGTTGATTCGGGTAGACGTTTTGCAAGCATAGCGGATATGCAGGTTGGAGACATCGGTAGCCAACAATTGCCTGTAGGAACTACCATAGCTATGCTAGAAAGAGGAACAAAAGTAATGTCGGCTATACATAAGCGGTTACACTTTGCACAGAAGAAAGAATTTAGACTTCTTTCTACTCTTTACGCTAAATACCTACCACCAGAATATCCGTACATGACAGACGGTGGTCAACAGGTTGTTATGGCGCAGGACTTTGACCAACGTGTTGACGTTTTACCTATAAGCGACCCGAATATTTTTTCAATGTCTCAACGAGTATTAATTGCTCAACAGCAATTACAAATGGCACAAGCTGCACCAGAAATACACAATATGCAAGAAGCGTATAGAAGAATGTACGAAGCGCTTGAAATTAAAAACCCACAAACATTGTTTAAAGAACAGCAGCAAGTTCCACCAAGAGACCCAATTAGCGAACAGCAAGCAGCGATGATGGGGCAACCGATTAAAGCGTTTGAGTGGCAAGACCACGAGGCGTATATTGAATCTCATTCTGCTTTTTTACAAAACCCTATGGCACAACAAAATGAAATGGTTGTGCAAATGATTAGTTCAAACATACAAGAACATCAATCGATGAAATATCGATTAGAAATTGAAGAAGCTATGGGACAACCGTTACCACCACTAGAACAGCTACAACAAATGCCACCAGAACAGGCACAACAAGTTATGAATCAAATTGCACAGTCTGCAACTCAAGCTACAGCAGAAGTAACGGGTAGAGCTCAAGCGGTTGCTGAAGCAGAAGAAAAAGCTAAGATGGATCCGATAATAGAGCTTCAAAAAGCTGAGATAAGGCAACGAGCAGTCGCAGCAGATCAAAAACGAGAAGTTGAGAAAGAGAAGATTGAGTCTCAAGAGGCTATAGCAGAAATGAAAATTGCTGCTGATAGGGAAAAGAACATTCAGTCGGCTATACTTGAAGCAGACAGAACATACGCAGATATTTTAAACAGTGTCCGAGAAGCGGACGAACGAACTAGAGGAGAATAAAATGCCTAAAAAGTCTAAATTGTATCCTGGACCGCAGAAAAACCCAGTCAAAATAAACACAGATGGCGACGGTATAGTAGAAGCAGTTAAAGGTAAGGTTAAAGGTGGCGGTGCTGCCACTAAAGGACTTAGCTTTATCCAATGGGTTAAAAAAGCAAGATAACTTATGGATTGGTTAACGGCGACTGAGTTTTTACTCAAACAGTCTCGTAAAAGACAGGAAGAGTTAAAAAATACTCTCGTTGGTGGTGGTGCGGCAGACTATACGCAATACCAACGCCTGATTGGCGAAATAACAGGACTAAACTTTATTGAAAACGAAATAATTGGATTACATAAAAGGATGGAAACACCAGATGAAGAATGAAGCGCAAAAAACTAAGAAGGAGATACCTCCTTTCGTTTCGAACTTTGGCTCTGAAGACACAGAACCAGAACCAACTAATTTTACACCAGATGACCTGATGAAAGACCAAAAGTTGTCAGAAAAACTACCTAAACCAACAGGTTATCGTATGCTAATTTTACCTTTTGCTCCTGCAGAGAAGACAAAAGGTGGAATCTATCTGGCTAAGCAAACTGTAGACCGAGAGCGTCTAACTACAGTAGTCGGCTACGTTGTAGCCCTTGGACCAGATGCCTATAAAGACCTAAATAAATTTCCTGAAGGCGCTTGGTGCCAAGAAGGAGATTGGGTCATTTTTGGACGCTATGCGGGTGCTCGAATCCAGATTGAAGGAGGAGACTTGCGCCTTTTAAACGACGATGAAATTTTAGCATTAATAGACGATCCTGAAGATATTCTTGGGGGATAATACTTTACTCTTGTTAAAATTCACGCTAAACTCAAAAACAATACATGGAGGAGACCATGCCAGAAGAAACTGAAAATCTAGAAAAAGAAATAGAAGTTCCTACTGAAGAAGAAACAGAAGAAGTAGAGGTTGAAACTCAACAAGCTTCTGAAGAACACGAAGAGGAAATCGAAAAATATAGCGAGAAGGTTCAAAAAAGAATCGACAAGCTCACCTATAACCAACGAGAAGCCGAAAGACAAAGAGACGAAGCTCTCCGAGTTGCCCAAAACTTACAAGAAAAAGTAAAAGAGTTTGAAGAAAAGGTCCAAGATAAGGACGAAGCTCTAATTACTGAGTACGGTGGTCGGGTTGAAACGCAACTCCAACAAGCGAACGATAAGTATCGAGCAGCACTAGAAAATGGTGATATCGATACTCAAGTTGCTACGCAACAGGAGATTGCTAAATTGGCTGTCGAACAAGAAACAATTAATCGACGCAGAAAACAAAAGTCAGCCGAACCAAAAAATGGAGCTGCTAACACAACTCCACCAGTCGATCCAAGAGCTACTGCTTGGGCGCAAAAAGAGGAAAACTCTTGGTTTGGAAGAGACAGAGTCATGACTTCTGCTGCCTTTGAAATCGATAAGGAAATGCAAGAGCAAGGCATAAACCCTACCGCTCCTGATTATTACGACCAATTAGATGATCGTATTAAAGAAGCGTTTCCACATAAATTTGAACAAGAGGAGTCTAAAGCTCCTCCTGTGCAAGCAGTTGGACGAACTAGTGCTGGGGCTAACCCAACCGCTAGGAAATCCAAAAAAGTAAAACTCACATCAAGTCAGCAAGCAATTGCTAAAAAGCTCGGTGTGCCATTAGAAGAGTACGCAAAGTATGTCTAAATATAGGAGTATAATATGACAGATCGAAACTCCCGTTCTGCTGAAGTTCGAGAAAAAACTACTCGCAGAAAACCTTGGCAACCACCATCCAGTTTGGATGCGCCTCAACCTCCTCCAGGATATAAATATCGCTGGATACGTGAAAGCATTCTTGGGCAAGATGACAAAACGAATATGTCTAAACGTATTCGTGAAGGATTCGAGCCAGTTAGGGCAGAAACTCACCCTGAGTTTCAAGGTCCAACAATTGAGGATGGAAAACACGCAGGTGTTATTGGAGTTGGTGGTTTAATTTTAGCCAAGATTGATGAATCGATAGTAGATGAACGTAAGGAATATTTTCAAGATATGACCGATGCGTCCATGCAAGCTGTTGATTCTGAACTAATGAGGGAAAGTAATCCTATCATGCCTATCGAAAAACCGAATCGTCGAACGAAAACGGAGTTTGGTAGCAGAAAGGATCTTTCTGAAGACTAACCTTTAACTAAATGGGTAAATAAATAATGGCAAATACTAATGATCCCAATGGGTTTACACCAGCATATCACTTGACTGGTGGAATCATTAGACCTGCTCAAATGAGAATCGCTAGTGCGACAAATGCTTCTATCTTTAGTGGCGATGTTGTCAATCTATCAAGCGGTTACATCATTCAAGGCACGGCTACTGGTGCTCCTGTTGGCGTTTTTGCTGGCGTTTATTATGAGGCAACTGACGGCACTCCGACGTTTTCAAAACATTGGACTGCTGACACT